GGGTTGTAATCGGCAGGGAGTAGTTTTTCTACTTTGATTTTTTCAATAATCATTTCTTGTACTCCTTTCCAAAAATCACATGTCCCAAAAGGTCTGTGACTCTGTCAACTTGTTCATAAGGTAAATCCTGATTAGTAAAATGACAATAACGAGTAGTTTGTGTGAAAATAGGTTCACGGAGTTTTAACTGTTCAATAATTCCGTAAGGGGTGAAATCAAAAGTGTCATTTACAGCCTCAAGTAAATCTTCTGATGTGAAATTACTTGTGCCATAGGTTTCAATTTCAACTGCGACCGGTTCAGCTTTGCCGATAGCATAAGTGACACAGACCTCACATTTCTTTGCGAGTTCAGTTGCCACGATGTGCTTTGCAACATAACGAGCATAGTAAGCTGCACTTCTGTCAACTTTTGTTGCATCCTTACCTGAAAAAGCACCGCCACCGTGATGAGCTAAACCACCATAGGTGTCACACATAAGTTTTCTACCGGTAAGACCGGTGTCAGCTTCGGGGCCACCAACAACAAATCTGCCCGATGGATTTATAAGAACTCTTGTTTTTGCATCGATGGGATAGCGTTTGAAAACCTTCGGAAGTACCACTGAACTGATACGAGCAGTGACTTCTTCAAGACTTAACTTCTCATCGTGCTGAACTGAAATAACGATGTCGGAAATACGAATCGGAACATCGTCTTCATATTCGATTGAAACGAGACACTTGCCATCAGGCTTTATGCCGTCAAGCTCACCATCGTGTCGCATTCCATCAATTGTTCGTGTAATTGAATTTGCAAGTACAACCGGTAAAGGTAAGAGACAAGCTGTTTCATCACAAGCAAATCCATAGACCACACCTTGGTCTCCTGCACCGAGAGTACCATCCTTTTTAGTAACGCCACCATCAATGTCGGGACTCTGTTTGTGAATGTCAATTTCAATCTTGTACTCGGAAGGCTCGTAGCCTACATCCGAAAGTGTGTTTTTTACCACCTTCATGTAATCTACCTGTGAAGAAGTTGTAAGCTCACCGGCAATACATATCTTGCCATGTGTCGCAAGTACCTCGCAGGCTACACGAGAGTAGGGGTCATTGCGAAGACATTCATCAAGAATAGCATCCGCAATCAAATCACACAGTTTGTCAGGGTGTCCTTCACAGACACTCTCTGCTGTTAAAATTCTTCTGCTCATTGTTAACCTCCCATTCGTGTTGAAAGCAAACGTTCCATCATATCATCGTGGGGGTTTTCACCCTTGTAATCTGTTGAGCAGTTTTCACGGACGATTTGATAAATGGTTGACCATAAGGCATTTGTTTGCTTCATATAGTTTTGAGCTATCTGCACATAAGGTGAAATGATAGCCATACCCGTTGTGGGGTGCTTTGCAAGGAATCCATATTCGGAAATGCACTGCTCACACTGTATAAGTCGTGCAGCAGACAAAGCATAGCGTTCCATAACGGATGCCGATATAAGATTTTCACATTTGCGTTCTTGTAACCAATGCCATAGGTCTTCATAAATTTTTACCGCTTGAAAATCGTGACCGGTCTTTTGCTTGTCAGAAAGGTAGGCATTCGGCTTCGGCATTTCAGCACCTTCGAGAGTTGGCAGTTCAATTACTTTCAATTCTCTTTTACCGGGGTTGCCTTCTATCAATTTTTCTGACAGTGCCTTTCGGGGTCTGCCGCCCGTTCCGGGTTGGGGACCTCGTTTGCCCATAGCAATACCTCCATTCAAAAAACTTTTTTCAGCTAAAATAAGTAATAAGTTTCAGGGCATAAAGAAAGCCACAACCCTTGAAACTAAAAGGATTGTGGCTGTTAAAACTTTGTGCCTATTCCCTGCAAAACTTTTGCGAAAATTAACACAAGACCCTGCGCCGCTGTCCGTATTGAACAGCTGTAGAGATTTTGATACCCCCACCGGGTGGCTTTTTATAACAGTTCAGTAAACTGCATTACCAAGTACCAAATGGGAAGCACCACATTGAAACAAAATCCCTGTCCCAATGTATAGATGAGTGCCATGATGATTTCCATAAACTTTACCTCACTTGTCTTCGTATTTCTTTTTACTGTTTGTAGCTGATAAGGTGAAACTTGAGTGACACGATTTGCAAAGACTCATAAGGTTTGAGAAGTCGTGCGTACCACCATCTTCCAACGGAGTCTTGTGGTGGACTTCCTCTACCGGTCTAACGATGCCCTTCAACAAGCATTTCTCACACAAGGGGTGTTCCTTAATGTAGCGCTCTCTAATGCGTCTCCATTCTCTTCCATATCGCTTGTTACATTCAGGGGAGCGTTTGTACCGGTTGTACTCTCGATGAGCCGTGCTTCTATGTTGGTCGCAGTAGGTTTCGTCACAAAGCATTTTGCAACCGGGATATCTGCACGGTGTCTTCGGTTTCCGTGGCATCTTATTCACTCCTTTCGAGGGTATAAAAAAAGTCCCCACAACTTTCGCTGTGAAGACCTTCTTTATTTTCTTTCCTCATTATAATAATATCATAAGTCAATAGTCCGATTCAATCCGATTTAGTCCGCTCTTTATAAAAAACGGAAATTTTTTTTATAGCATCATCGTGAATCTTAAATGTTTGACTTCTGCCATAATTCATTGTAACCATTATTTCTTCCCACGTCATAAAGGATAAATAACGCTTCTCAAGAATCACCTTGTACTCATCGTTGACAAGATTGTTGATAAGGTTGATGATGTCCCTCTTTAAATCAACAAGAGCATCAACATCACGATTGATTTCGTCTTGCAAATCAATAATCTTACAGATAGTATCTTCAAGAGAAGAACTGCCACGGTTTGGTGAGTGTGGCATATCAGAAAGAGTTGCTGTAGCTTTCGTAGCAAGGCTGTTAAGCTTTGATAACAACTCAAGTTTTGAGTCAATTGACATATCTAAATAATGAGCTTGTGATAAGTACTGTTTAACATCCATTTTTAGTTACCTCCCGGATTTCAGCTTTTACTGCTTCAAGCAGTGAATTTTGTGTTTTATCTTTACTGTTGAGGTCTCGTAAAACTTTCTCATCAACAGTACCTTTCGTAATTATGTGGTGAATCACCACTGATTCTTTCTGCCCCTGCCTATAAAGACGGGCGTTTGTCTGTTGGTAAAATTCCAAGCTCCAAGTGAGACCGAACCAAACGAGGGTCGAACCTCCACTTTGCAAATTCAAGCCGTGTCCTGCCGATGCAGGGTGAATTAGTGCTACAGGAATTTTGCCATCATTCCAATCCTTGAAATCTTGTGCTGTGTTCAAGTGCCTTGCTGTGAATTTAACTGTTGTTGTGATTCTCTCAAGGTCGTGCTTGAACCAATAAGCAATAAGGACGGGTTTTCCGTTTGCTGCCTCGACCAAATCTTCGAGAGCCTCGATTTTTCGGTCGTGTATGTGTTTAACCTTTCCGTTCTCATCGTAAACCGCACCATTAGCCATTTGGTGTAGTTTTGTGGAGAGTGATGCAGCTGTTGATGCATCAATATCTCCGTCAGCGAAAGGAAGAATCAAATCACGCTTGAGGGTTCTGTAAAGTTTCTCTTCCGATTCGGAAAGCCTTACTTCAACATTGTTAATTGTCAGTTCAGGCATTTGAAGGTAATCGGAACTTCGCATTGAAATGCAGATATCGGAAATCTTATCGTAGATTGCTTCTTCTGCTCCTTCAATAGGCTTGTACGAAAAAACGATTTGATGATTTCGTTTGTCAGGAGTGAAGTATCTGTTACGAAAACCACCGATATATCTTCCGAGCCTTTCACCCATATCAAGCAGTTGTATTTCAGCGAATAAATCCATAAGACCATTTGAAGCGGGAGTACCGGTCAATCCAACAATCCTTTTCACTTTCGGTCTTACCTTACGCAGAGCTTTGAACCTTTTTGAAGTGTGGCTCTTGAATGATGACAGCTCATCAATAACCACCATATCAAAATTGAACATTCCTGACTCCACCAACCACGGGACATTTTCACGATTGATGATGTAAATGTCAGCCTTCTTATAAAGAGCTGCGAATCGTTCTGTGGGAGTACCGATGCAAACGGAGTATGTAAGTCCTTTCAAGTGTTCCCATTTTTCAATTTCAGCAGTCCATGTATCTCTTGCTACTCTTAACGGGGCTATGATAAGAACCCGTGATACTTCAAAGCTGTTAAACAGAAGGTCGTTGATTGCTGTCAGGGTAATAACCGTTTTACCGAGACCACAATCCAAAAACAAACCTGCTATGGAGTGTGTCTTCAAAAACTCTGTGCAGTAGCTTTGGTAGTTATGAGCTTTGTATTGCATCGAGTATCCCTCCAATCATTTCTTTGGTGTCAACCTTGAACACCAAAAATCCTAATGTTTCTAATTGCCTTTTTCTCTTTTCCTGTTGTGGTCGCAGTTTTTTGCCCGGTGCTTTCAACTCAACAAATCCGAACTTGCCTTTCGGAAAAAACACGAGTCGGTCAGGCACACCATTTAAGGACAGTGGTACAAACTTAAGGCAGAGACCACCACGCTTTTTGACTTCAGCAGTTAACTTGTTTTCAATCTCTTTTTCAAGCATAGTTTCCATCCGCTGTGTTTCTTAACCCCTTATTCCTTTCCTACGTGTATGTATGTGTGTTTCTTATTTCCTTTATTTACATATTATTTATTACTCAATATAGAAAATAGGAAACATAAGAAACAAATGGTAAACACGCCTTGATAAATAAGGGGTTTTGGAAGTTGCCTACTTGAGTTTCTTATTAGCTACCGCCAACAAAAATCATTCAAGACCTCAAGAAACACTGTTGCCTACTTTTCAGTACGCACATATCCTTTCTGAACGCCATAATCACCAAAACGCATCTTGTTAGATTTATTTCCGGTATATTTCTGCCAACCCTTAATCTTCTGTAGGATGCCTTCGATTTCATAGGAGTCCGCTTTTTTGATGTTTTCACGTTGCTTTCCAAAGCATTCACACCAAATTTCAATAACACAAACTCTATCCCTACGAACAGTACCTTCTTTATGCACGGTGTCAAAATCCGAGCCATAGAGAAATGCTCTACGTTGGAATAAATCCATATCGTCCCAATTTTCAGGCAAGAGCTTATTAAGGTATTCTTCAACAATACCTTGACGAGGGTCTTGTTCCATCGCAGCCTTCTGACTCTCACGAGCCATTTCCGCCACTTTACCTGTAAGGAATAAAGGCTCACCATTTTCAAAGAGAACCTTTGCTTCTGCCCATACTTGGTCGACAGTTTCTTTATCAAGTTCCCAAGGATAGAACTCGCCCTTGCCGGTTACATTTACGGGCCAGAATCGTCTGTTACCTGAGATATCACGAAGGAAGCCGTCTTCGTTATTTGTAGTACCAACGATGATGCAACTTCTTGGATGACTTTCAACCATAGTGCCATAGGACTGACGGAACTTATCATCGGTACGGGTAATGAATGATTTAACGGTTTCAACGTCCATTTTCTTAAGACCCGCCAATTCACCAATTTCCAAAATCCAATAACCACTTAATTTTTCGGCAGCCGTTTTATCTTTCATATCTGGAACAGTAAGTGAGTCGGAGTACCACTTACCGCCGAGTTGAAAAAAGAAGGTGGATTTACCTAAACCTTGCTCACCATTCAAAACAAGGACGGAGTCGAATTTAATGCCCGGTTCAAAAACACGACCAACAGCTGCACAGCAAGTTTTCTTTGTTACAGCTCTTACATATGGGGTGTCATCAGCGCCGAGGTATTTGATGAGCAGCGTTTCAACACGTGGCACTCCGTCCCACTCGAGTGAAGATAAGTAATCTTTCAATGGATGGACTACACGACAAGTTGAAACAGTACCTATCAAAGCATCTTTAAATTTGGTAGGTGACCATATTTTGTATTTCCGTTCAAAATAGATTTTTGCGTTTGCAATATCAGAATCACTCCAACCGGGTTTTACTTGTTTCCAAGGAAGCTCACCAATAACATCAATAGCGTGAGTGTGCTGATTGTAAACGATGTTTTGTAAGCCTTCATCGTGCTGTACGATGAGTGCGATATTGGAAAGGGTGTCCTTAATAGCGCCATTCTTTTCAAGTTCAAGGTCGGCTTCCCAATTTTCAACAGTTTCTGTTGTTGTAAAAATAATTGATGCCTCACGGTTTCGTTCATCAGCAAGTGTGAGCTTAACTGCATCATCGTTAATTGCGAGTTCCTGCATAGCCTTGAATGAAGGGAGTCTTGCCGGGGTCGTGTCTTCCTTGCTGTCAAGGTCAAGGTTTCCGAACAAGTGAATCCTTACAAGGTCAAATGCATTAAGGAGTCTGCCACACGCAGGGTCTGTTGCGTGGTGTGAGAATGCGAACTTGCCATCGTAGATGCACACACCTGCAGATGAGTCAGCAGGGATATAATCGTATCTGCCTTCCATAGCACTTGGTTCATAAATATCAGCAAGGAATGTACTGATAGCTTCATCAACTGTGTAGGTACGGCAGAAAGCACCGACAGCACCATCCTTTTCAAGAGGGTCAGCCTGTCTTGACATACTGCGTTTTACGATTTCCGACTGTCTTGAGGACATTGCCCACGATGTAACATCACGCCAATCCTTATACCTTGAAAGGTAATCGTCAGGATTGAGAAGTTCACCATCCTTGTGGTCAAAGAAGAATTCACCATTTGATGATGTGGACGCCCAATACATAAGTCTTGCGGGTTCGTAGGTTGTGTCATCAAAAAGGTCAATTCCGATATCCTTGGCTACCATTCTTGCAACCGCCGGGTATTCATCTTCGGAAATCGTGCGAGACATCGGAATGATAAGTCTCAAACGTGGCTTTTCGGGTGTGTGCTTATGTGTGGAATACACAGCACATTTGAAGGAATGAAGCATTTTGATTTCATCCCAAATGCCGGGTTCACCATAGTCCATATCAAGGGTGAGAAGAGAACGCTCGTTAACATAGCCATTCTTTCTTCTGCCTTCCTTAAGGTGACCGCCCACGAAACCACCGACATCCTTAATTGAATCCTGTTTACCTTTCTTCAATTTACGATATTCTTCGACAGTTTCCGTGGTTCTTTTGGTAGTGGAAATTCTCGATACGAACTCTTCCCAAGTCATCTCGATGTTCTTCCACTTCTTATCCATACGGGAATTACCGATTGCAATTTTTATCATTTATTTTCACCTCTACCAAGAAGAGCATCAGTAGAACAAAGAAAGTAGTTAGCTAACATACAGAGCATTGTGAGTGAGGGCTCTGATTTGCCTGATTCCCATTTACGGAGTGTACGGAGGGAACAACAGAGTTCTTTTGCAACATCTTCCTGTGATATACCGAGTCGCTCTCTTATTTCTTTCAATTTCAAAGTCATAATCAATCATCCTTTTTATAAAACTCTGTAACAAAGCCATCTGCACGAAGGATTAAACCTTCACCCCAAGAGGGGACCTCTGCCATAAGTTCACAAATTGTGTCGAGTGATTCACCTTTAGGAGCTTCAACAACAACCTCATCGTGAACATGCATTACAATCGGGTAGCCTTGTTTTTCAAGTCGCACCATAGCTTCGGCAAGGATGTCACGAGCCGTAGCCTGTACGATATTTTCAACAAATTTCGGACCGTAGCTTTCGATACGCATCCACTTCTTACTTGTGCCTACACCTTCGTAGGTAACTGACATTTGTCCGTATGAGTTTTCTTCGATTTTCGGTTTCACATAAGCAATATTTCTACCTGATGGTAACTTGATGAATAAGATGCCACTTTGATAGCTGAAAGTCAGTGAACCGAAACCCACAGTAGTTTTTTCACGGATTGCTTTTTTTACAGCTTTGTCAACATCCCACCAAAAACGGGTGATATTGGGGTTTGCTTCTCGCCAAGCTGTAACAAGCGGAAGCAGTTCGTTTTCTTTCACACCCATTTGGATTGCACCCATAGCGGATAATGCTCCAACAGAGCCACCATAACCGAGTGCTAATTCAGCAATTTTGCCCTTGGCTCTTAAATGGGAATTGACACCGTGTTTTTCAACCGGTACTTTAAACATCTGCGATGCAGAAGCACAATAAATGTCACCGCCATTTTTGAAAACCTCGGTACGCCAATGTTCACCTGCGAACCACGCTATGACACGAGCTTCAATAGCTGCGAAGTCCGCTACATAGAAAAGACACCCATCTTTAGGTATAAAGGCTGTCCTAATGAGTTCTGAAAGTACATTCGGTGTTGCACCGAATTTCTCAAGTTCAGCATAATGACCTTGTTTCAAACTTTCTCTTGCTTGTGCCAATTCCGGGAGATGGTTTTGTGGTAGATTCTGTACTTGAACCAATCGACCTGCATACCTACCGGTGCGAGTACCATAAAACTGAATAAGTCCGTGAGCTCTGTTATCGCCACAAGCACAGCACTCCATTGCTTCGTACTTCTTAACAGAGGACTTCGATAACTGCTGACGGAGTTCAAGCATTCGCTGTATATCACCATCAGAGTTCTCTATCAGTTCTTTAACAGAGGCTTTGTTCAAACTCTCTGTTACTACTCCGTTTTCTTGCAACCACGAAGTGAGCTGTTGCACCGAATTAGGGTTTTCTAAACCTGTAAGGTTCTGTGCTTCGGCTAAATGTGTACTTTTGAAACGTGTGTCACAGTCAATGGCGGACTTCACGAGCTGTAAGTCAAGCAGAATGCCTCTGTCATTTATAACTTGGTCGAGAGCATAATTCTGCCATTCAGCTTGTGACACCGGGAACTTTGATAAGCGTTGCTGAATAGATATTTCAACTTCAACATCTCGAATGTTGTATGCCTTGAATAGCTCCCATTTTTCTGGGGCGTGTTCTGGTAAATTGCGAGTACGATTTCCGTTGGCTTTTGTCGGCTTACAAGGAGTACAGAAGTAACGGATGAGTTCTTTACCTTCTTCCATTTTCTGCTTATCCAAGCCGAGAACAGCACCAACACCACGAAGGGAC